CCTCAAGGTTACCCTCTCGGACGATAGAGGTCAGAATGTCCGTAGCGCTTGCCGCCGTGAGTCCGTCCTTAGCGTATGCCTGGAGGACACCCGTCAAGCCGCGAGCCACTTCCTTGGTCTCACCGAGTCCAATCTCTGAGGCCTTCGCTGACATCGTGAGGACATCAATGGCCTCAGCGCCGCGAATACCCGCAGAAGTGATGACGAACAAAGCGTCGGCAAGGTCGGCCTGCGTTTGGCCTGTAGCGCGTGAGACATCCAGAACGCCCTGCTTGAAGTCTTGGAGCGTCTGGCCTGTGATGCCTACGAGGTTCTCAATCTTAGCGAATGAGCTGCTCAGATCGGTGGCGAGCTTAATTCCTGCACCTCCAGCGAGAGCGAAGGGCATCGTGAAGTTGCGAGTGATGCCGCCGCCGATGCTCTTCATGCTTGAGCCAAAGCGTTTCAGCTTTGTCTGCGCAACTTTCAAGCCGCGTTCCAGAGGTCGGAGGTCTACCCCGACTCTGACATTCACATTCGCTATTCTTTTCTTTGCCATTTCGCGAGTCTCTCTTTTACTTGCTCGGGTGTGAGTTTAGGCCCTATGTGCCTCTTTTTCTTTTCCCATGGGAACTCGACGAGCTGCTGCGGACTGATACTCTTGCCTCTTGGCATTTGTATGTTCACAAGCACGGCGGTCTGCCATCGTGTTCGCTCCCATTCGTTCTGTTGCACAGAATCCTCAAAGTCCAAATGTCCCTTGATGGCGTTCTGTAGTTCTCTGGGCGTAAGGTCGTAGAAGTCCCCTATGCCCATCTTTAACATACCCAGAGCGAGCTCTTGGTAGTAGTCGTAGGAGATAGGCCCAAGCCCTTCCGAGCTTGAGCCTTTTACTCCCCCTGTTCTTCGTTGCTAAAACTCTGCGCAAATAACTCAAGCACCTCGTTGATGGCGGTTGGTGATTCGTCCAGCCAGTCGGCTACATCTTCAAGTTGATGGTTGAACTTTTGCCGCTCTACGCGGGCCCCGTTTTTGAGGCCGCAATAGATGAGCTTGACAGCGTCGGTCAGCGTCATGCTGTCGCCGAGCTTGTCGAGTTCGTTCAACTTATAGCCGCTCATGTCCGTGAAGTTCATAAGAGCAGCGAATCCGAATTTGACTGGGCGATCTTCGCCCCCGAGATTGATGTGCTTAGTCATTGTTGAGAGTTATTAGGCTACCGTTGAGAATGTTACTGCTCCGCTAATCTCGAAAGAGGCAGAGTAGGTTGCGTTGTCTTCCGTGGCGGCGCTTACCTCCAAAGAAGTCAAGTAGCAGGTTGCGCTCCAATAATCGTCACCAGAGACCTCAGTAGAAAACTTGACGGTCAAGGTGGTGCGGTTAGAGAAAGCAGTCATCAAAGCATTAACGCCATAGGTGGCATCGTCTGCATAAAGGGCGCTCACAGAGATTGAGCCGCTGCGAGTTCCTTCAAGTAAATCACGATACCCAGACGAGTCTTTCGTCGTAGCGTCGCGGGTGTCCATTGAAAGGCTGATAGAGCCTTCCGTAGCGTGAGCAACAAGCGTGCTGCCCACATACACGCCCAAAAGCGTGCCGTTCATAATACCAGTCGTGGCCATTATTCCTCGGTTTTATTGTTGTTTTTATCTTCTTTCTGGGTGGGCTCTTGCCCGAATTCTACAGCGTACCCTTTCTGGATAAGTTCCGCTGCATATTCATTGGTCACGCTAAAGGTAGTACCTTTTGCAAGGGGTTTACTACCTTCAACGGCCAGTCTTTTCAATAGAGTGATCTTCATCGTTGTACTCGTATTACTACCTCAACGACAGCAACATAGACTTCGTTGTCATCGTCGAAGTTGGTTTCAAAATCGGTGAACTGAATGCTCTGCACATTTACCCCATTGACGATACCAGAGTAGCGGTCAAGGGCACCGCGAACGGCCTCACTCAAAGCAATGGCTTCGGAGTATAGGCTGCTCACGCAGTTGATGTCATAGCGTTCCTCGTCGAGCGTGCTCACGCCGCTCTTTGTGTCGCTCGCTGCGAGTCGTGTGATGTTGTACACCACAAAAGGAAAGGGGCTACCTTGCGCCGCAACATCTGGAAAGATGCGCGTGGAGCAGATTGCCTTCACTCCAGCGTTGGTGCTGAGGATGCCGTAGATTGCCTTGCCTGCTTTCATCAGATGCCGAGCTTAGTGATTGAGGTCTCGAGGATGGTCTTGATTTCTTTGGTCAAGGCGTTGATGGTCTGCTCCTTACCCATGTCGAAGCCTCTGTCTACATAGTTGACATTGCGCTTGTCCTTGATGGGTGAGGTCTGACCGCCTCTGCGTTTGGCGGCTCTGTTGAGCCCTTTGGTTCCTCCGCGATTGGTTCCGAAGTTAACCATTGCAGCATAGTAGCCGTCGGCGTTTGCCTTTGCTTTGCTGCCGAAGCGAGCGCCCACATTGACTACAAGCGAGCGTCCGCGTGTGGTCATTATGGTGTCGATGGATCGCTTGAGGTTTCCTGGTCGGTAGGTCACATTGAGGAACTTGTTGAGCCCTGTGCTGCGGTCTTTACCCTTCCTTAATAGTCGAGAGAACTCGCTGCGATTGCGGCCGTTTTGAATCGCCTCTTTGATGGCTTTCTCCATTGGCTTGGCCGCCTTCTTGATGCGTGCTTTGATTTGTCGATAGGACTTCTTGTCTATCTGACGCAACTCCTGCAGCTTCTGCACGGCCTTTTCCATCCCATCTATTTGAATAGTAATAGCCATCAGTCTACGAGTCTCGTGATTAGGTGCATGAATTGCTTGCGTCCGACGGGCAAGATTGCCTCGACTTCAAAAATATCGCCATCCCATGAGACCTGCATCTTTTCATTGATGGCGCTGTTGTAACGAATGCCGAAGTCTACACGCTTGACAGAGCCGAGGCGGTCGCTCTCTTCTTTCTCTGTGCCCTTCATGTAGTCGACCTTCGCCCACACTTGAGTGATGACTCCAGGCAGGGAGTCAATGGCATCGACCACGCAGGCCGTGCCTTCTGTTGTACCTCCGTCTGATACTACCCGTTCGCCATATTCATCAACAAAAGCATCCTGCCCCATCGTGCGTACCTCTTGACCATAAGCGTCGGTCTGAGTGTATGCTGTGAGGATAGTGATGCGGCGGTCTAATTCACCGAGGTCATTGATGGGGAATAAGCTCATCAGAAAGTCCAGACGCGGTAGGGGTTCATCAAATACTCGGCGGCGGTTGGTAGACGCTTGACGCTATCTTGCCGCTTTTCATACATTTCGGCAATCATTAAAAGCATGGCCTGCCGAATAGGTGCGGGAACATCCGAAGAGGATGAATAGCCGCATACATATCGCACGATGACAGCGTTGACGGTGTCCTTTGTGGCATACCATCCGTTATTGCTGACGATTCGGCTGGGTTCGCTAACCAAGTCGGTGGCGTAGTTCGCAGAGCTGATTGTCTGCTCGTCGCCTGCGCCGTCCACATATTTGACACTCGTAACGCTCTGGATTGGGCCACGGCTCAAGAATATGATGTCCTTGTCTTCTGGGTTGCGGTAGTTCGGGAAAACATCGTAGAACTCCTCGATGGTCGTAGTCATCAGAATGCGACGAGTGTAGGCTTCGGCCATAGAGCGCGCAGCCGTGATGAGCACACCGATGAGGGTGTCCTCGTCCGAAGAATCAACACGCAGGAAGCTCTTGACCTCTGCGGTAGTTAGCGGCTCGCTTGTCGCGGGTGTGATGACTGAAATGCTCATCGGGTTTCTTTCTTGGCTTTAGAGCTTGATGTTTTCTTTGTCGCGGAAGCAGGCTCGGCGATAGGCTCGGCGAATCCTGCTGCGATCCATTGGGCTGCCTCGTCAGAGGGTAGCTCCGCCTCACTACCTGCGTAGTGGGCGAAGCCGTCCCCGACGATGGTCTCTTTGAAGAGTACCTTCATGGTGTTAAGCGATTAGGCTTGTACCAAGTGCTTGATGGCGTTAGCCTGCAAGATGTTGGAGTCTACACGCTTGTAAGCGATGTAACCAACAACCAAAGCATCGGCGAAACGCTCGTCCAAACGCAAGAACTGCAAACCACCAGCAACACGAACCACGAACTTGCTGAAGTCACCAAACAAGACCGTCTTGTTAGTGGTGGCGATAGCAGCCATGTCGTTGTTGATGTGGATGGGCTTGCCGTACAACATGTCCTTCTCGCCTGGGTTCATTGCAGGTACGAAGATGGGGAAGTCGTTAGCAGAGCCAAGTCCCAATTTACGAACGGCAGCAAGAGTGCTGTCCTTCATCATGAAGCCAGCGCCTGCAGCGTTGCGGTAAGAGGGATCAACTGAGTACATCAAGTCGAGCAATTCAGCAGCGGTGATGGCAGTAGCAGAAGCGGCTGTCTTACCAGCAGCAGAGCCAACGACTACACCCTTAGGCTGTGAAGAGCCTGTTCCTGTGGTGAAGCTTGCGTTCGTGCCGCGAGCGATACGACCACCCAAAGCGTCGACCAAGAAAGCGTCAAGGTTGAAGGCACCGTCTTGCAACAGCTGGCGTGATACCTTAACGATACCAGAGCTGTAGTTGTAGGCGTTCAAGTTGACAGCAGAGAAAGTCATGTCAGATACAGCAGGAGCAGTAGCCTCAGACAAGATTGCACCAGAAACGGAGGTGTCGTCCACCGTTGGGTAGGGCAACAAAGCGCCGCTGTTGGTGTTGATGACTTGAGCAACTTGCTCAACTACGCCCGTGAACTTGGAAGCCACATCGAGGATGTTGCTGAAGTCTTCGGGAACCAAGTAGCCACCCAAAGAGTCGGTGCCGACAATCTGAGTGTCTGTGCCGCGAAGCTCAAGAGCGTGGCGCTCTTCTGCATTCAAGGCACCCATTCCAGAACGCAAGTACTTAGCGAAAGCAGCACGGCTCTCTACCTTTTGAGGGGCAGCAGCGCGCTCTTCTTGCTTTGCAGCGATTTCTTTCTTGGCAGCCTCGACCTTCTCGATGCGCTCGATGTTGTTGCGCAACTCGATGGCTTCTGCGTCGATTTTGTCAAATGATACTGACTCCTCAGAGTTCAGCGTGCGACCTTCTGCTTGTGCAGAGGCTACGATAGCGTCCATCCGCTCGATAAGAGCAGCGCGCTGTTCGCGGAGTTGTTTAGAGTTCATGTCTCTTTTTTTTGATTTATTTCTGTTTTTCTAATCGCAAACGGTATGCCTCCAGTAGCACTTCGTTGCAGGGTACAGGATCGGCTGCGGCCTCCTCCTGCGGGGCAGCCTCTTCGCGAATTTCAGCGGGTGCTTCGTTCTTGAGTTGGCTCGTAGTTGATGGGTAGGCTGGATAAGTCACAGGGCTGACATCAAACAAACGCGCCACGCTGTGGATGTAGCGGTAGGTGATGCCGTTGCGGCTAATCCATTCGTCCTTCTTAATCGTGAAACCGAAGCTCGACTGAGTGACATCGCCACGGCGAAGCAGCTCGAGTAGGTCGTTTCCGTATGTGGTGTGGGGAGCATCGAACTCGTAGTAGAGTCCGCGTGCATCCTCTGCAATCTTTAGCGTGCCCGATGTGGTGCGTGCCAAGAGGTAGTTCGCGTCGTGGTTCCAGAGTGCCCGCACATCGTTTTCAAGCACATCGCGGAAGGCTCCAGGCTTGATGATCTCAATGAAGCCGCCGAGGTCTTCGCTCTCTTGATTGAAGACGGCAGCGTAGCCGCTGACCATTCTGTCCTCGAGCATCGTGCTGCCGAGTGCGCGGGTCTCAATGATGGGCTTGCCGTTGCGAGTCTCTGCGTCGTATTTCTCGAGCGTGGTGAAGCGGTGCACTACATTCAGCGCAGGGCTGCGCTCAACATAGGCGCTCTGGTCTTCATCGTATTCGTAGACGCGAATCTTTGCGACGGGGTCGTCTGGGGTGCCTGTAGCTACAAAGCCGCTGTCGGCTTCAAGCTCGCCGTCTGCATTGATCTCAAGGATGCGACCATAGGCGAAGCCGTTGGAGGTGTTCCATCGAACGAAGTCGCCAATCTGAAGCTCGGAGGGAAGGGCACGCACCTCTTGTGCGGCCTCTTCAATAGCGGGCTCGAATAGGATGGGGTCATAGTCGTGCTCGTCGAGCCACATTTCTGCGTCCTGTACGCTCCATTTCTCCTTGTCGAAGCGAATGGCTTGCAACTCGCTCACGCCGTCCTTGATGCCGTAGATGGCATCGATGCCGTCACCGAATGCGTCATTCTCACGAGCAAAGGAGTCGTACTTCGCGGGGTCTTCAAGACGCGCCGCGTGTTCGTTGGGGTATGGGCGTTCTTCTTCTGCGTTCATTTGTTCGATTGCTTTTTCTGCCCACTCTCGCATTTCATCGCCACCCCAAGCTGCATACATGATAGAGCCACATATCTGAGCGCCATCTGCATCTTGAAACTCGCCTTGGTCGTAAACTTTGGCCCGAGATAGGAAGCTGTAGGTGCGCTTAATGATTTCGTCGCTGATCTCTTGACGCTCTGAAAGTTGACGAGCGCGAAACCATCCAACGGAAGTACCGCAGTCTGTACCGAACTCTTCTTTGAAGTCCAGCGCTTTCTGAGCGTTATCGCTCGCTGCTTGAGGGTAGTCATTGCGCATCAGTCGGCATCTACTTGTCCATCATTGGGCTGCGTGCTTGCATTGACCATGTTCAGAGGTTGCAGGTACACATCGCCGCCGTTGATGGGGTTGAGGTTCTCGAGGTCTCGGATGTCGTTAACTGAAAGCCATCCCCATTGGCGGGCGGTGGCGTAGGATTCGAAGCGGCTCTTGGTGTCGCCACGAAGTAGGCCGTCGAGGTTGAAGCGTGTGTAGAGTGTGCCTTTTTCATCTTCACGCAGGAGCTTGCGGTCAAGCTCAGCCTCCCAGCGCGATACGATTGGGCGAATGGTGTCTCGCACGAATGAAATACCCTGCTCCTCGATATTAGCACGAGTCGAGCTGGCATCCAAGTCGGCGAGCATGTGGGGAGGGACGCGGAAGATGCGAGCGATTTCGGTCACCTGTAGCTTGCGCGTCTCGATGAACTGCGCCTCGTTTGGTGGAATACCGACACGCTCGTAGCGCATACCCTCCTCGAGCACGGCAGTAGAGTGGGCCTTGTTTAGTCCCGAGTGGCTGCGTGCCCATGAATCCTTGAGGCGTTTCGCCGCATCGTCGGTCAAGCGACCAGGGTGCGTCAAAATGCCGCCAAGGTTTGCGCCGTTCCCGAAGAACTCTGCGCCAAATTGTTGAGCAGCCAAGCCGATGCCGATGGCTTCGCGTGCTGCACCGAGTACGCTGATCCCTGTGATGCCGTCAAGGGACAAGCCCAAGAAGTGCAGCATTTCGTAGTCTGCGTAGGTTTCCTTGTCGTTCACCACATAGAACTTCTCGCCGTTGTGGACTTTGACCTGCACCTTGCTCGGGTGAATGGGGTGCAAAGCAATGGGGCGAGCTGCAGCATCGCGCTGGATGTGGCAGTAGGCGTTGCCGTGCAATGTGATGCACGCCTGTAGGTACTCTTTCCAGACGAAGTCGGTCTGCGTTCCGTTGGGCTCCTTGATGAGCTTGGCGAGTGGGTGATCCGTGAGGCGAATGCGGCTCTGACCTTGGCGCTCGTAGACATCCAAAGGCAAGGAAGCAATCGTTTCTGAGATGATGCGAGTGGCTGCGAATACTGCAGAGAATGCCATCGCACTCTGCTCATTTACAGGCTCTCCCGTCTTGGACTTGAAGAATAAGTCGTACAGCCAAGAGGCTGGCTTTGCCAGACTTGTGCTTGGGTTCTCTGGGGATGCACGAAAGATTCGCTGCAGGAGGGTTGGCCGTTGCTCCATGCTAATAGTTTAGTCCTTAGCAAAAATACCAAAAAAGTGGAAGCCTTGACTAAAAAAAGATTTGACAAAGTTTGGTAATTGTTGAAATGTTTATATCTTTGAAGTGTTAACCAAAGACAAAAACTAAAAAACAAAACGCCATGAAAACTGTAAACACTAAGCAAGCAAACATCGACCTCGCAAAAAGCCAAATGCTCTACGCTATGAACCAAGCCGCAAAGGCTCTTGTTCGTGGAAACTTCGCAAAGTTTGAATATTGGAGCGATGCAGAGAAAGACGCGGAGGCAAGACTTCGCAGCTACTAAGAATGCAGCCCCGCTTCGGCGGGGTTTTTTATTTCCCCTTTTTCCTCAGCGCAATGCGCAAGTGCACAAGATAGCCTACGAGGTCGTCAATGGTGTCAATGGTGTCCTCTGAGATTCCCGCTTGGCGTATGCGCCCGAGCTTGTCGTCTAAGCGTGCACAGATGCCGCTCACGACATCGCCTCTGTGGAATGTGCTGATGGGATGCTGAAGCGAATCATTGTACTGGTCATTCTTTTCGATGAACAGGTCGCGAAGGCGCTGCAGTTCATTCTCGAGCAGTTCGTTGGTCTCTGAGTTGCGCCCGATGGGGCTCGTGGATGTTTGGAAGTAGTTCATTGCTTAGAGTATTAAAATATCACGCTCGCCGTAGATGGTATCTTCGTCGTCGTCTTCTGCGAGGTCAATCATGTACTGACCCATGGCCATGGCCAGAGCGACCATGCCGTCAATCTTGTCGGAGCTCTTGCTCTTGTCGAATTTCAAGTTCTCGGCGGGGTCTCTCTTTATCTGGATGTTGCTGCACATCCATCGAAGCAGTTCGTTGTAGCCGTGATCCAGACGAGCGCCTCGAATCAATATCTCGAGATTTTTGACGGGTGCGCTCATGGATGCGAAGCCTTGACCGAAGGCAAAGCACTCGAGGCCGTCGTCCACAAGGTCTGGAATCAAGGTACTCGAGTTCCAGCGGTCAAACGCTATGCCCTTGACATCGTAGTTCTCGCACATCTCAAGGATGTCCCTGCGCAGCACTCGGTAGTCTGTCGAGTTGCCATCTGTCACCGTGAGCAGTCCCTTCTTCACGAAAGCGTCGTAGTCGGCCCCTGTGCGACCGCGTCGGCGCTCTACTGCTGCCGAGGTGACCCATGCCTTGAGCAGCACCTTGAAGTCGTCGCCGTCTGGAATGATGAGCACGAAGGCGGTGATGTCTTCCGTGGCGGCAAGGTCAAGACCTCCCCAAGCGGGCAGGCCATAGTAGTCCTCTGGATCGAAGGCCGTGCAGCCACTCATGAAGTCCTCGTCGCTGACCCACTTTTCCTCGGAGCTTGTCCATTGGTTGAGGTGCAAGCGTCGGAAGGTGTTCTCGTAGGTGACGAGCTGCTTGGCCTTGTCGCTCTGTTGCTGTAGGTACTCGAGCTTGATGCTTGAGCCGATGCCAGGGTTCACCTTTGCCCATGTGCTTGGTGCGTGGATGTCGTCCTCTTCATCAATCTCATAAAGTACAGGCAGGAAGGTGCTGTCCTCAATGCTCCCCTCTCTGACCTTGCGTGCATAGTCATAGAGCTCGTAGCAGATGCTCTGCTTGTCATGGCCTGCCGTTGTGATGGCCAGAGTGATTGGTTGGCGGCGTGCGCCTGTTGCGGTGGTTAGAACATCCCAAAGCTCTCGGCTTGGTTGGCTGTGGACTTCATCGAATAGGATCGCCGCAGCATTAAATCCGTGTTTGGTGTTTGCGTCCGCGCTGATGGCTTGAATGAAGGACGAGTCGTTGTTCAGCACGATGCTGTTGCGGTAGACCTTGCACTTCTTCGATAGGAATGGCGAGTTCATCACCATCTGCTTCTGTATCTCGTGAATGATTCCCGCCTGTGCTCGGTCGGCTGCCGCAACGATTACCTCGGTTCCTGGCTCGTTATCTGCAAAGAGATGGTACAGACCCAGCGCAGCGATGAGGTTGCTCTTGCCGTTCTTGCGAGGTATTTGAATGTAAGCCGTGCGATATTGGCGCAGCCCATTCTCGTCGAAGGTTCCGTAGAGTGGGTTGATGATGTCGGTCTTCTGCCACTCGTCCAAGATGAAGGGCTTGCGAGCAAGCTCACCCTTGACATGGGTGCAGAAGGTCTCGATGAATTTGGTCACGCGTTCGCTGCTCATTTCAATAGGTCGTCAATGTCCTCCACCTCTTCGCTCTTACCAACTCGCGCTCGGCTGCTTGGTGTGAGTCCAAAGTGTTGGATGAGTTTGAAGACGCGATTCCACGCCTCCTGCATAATGGCGACCTCTGGGTTGGGTCGTCGGATGGTGCCCGTGGCGGTCTCGCTTTCGTAGGTAGGCCCGAGCTTCTTGATAATAGAGCGCGCGGCCTTGTAGTCTTCCCACGCCTCTGCCAACATCTCGAGGCTGATCTCGTCGAGGTCGCTGATGACACCGAGCTGCTCGAGCCTTCGAGCAAGACGGTCAAAGGTCTCGCGGCTGATGGCATCCAGATGGTCTGGAGTCTTAGGCTTCTGCGCGGGCAAGTCAAGCCCATGGCCGTCGCGGTCGTTTCGATATGTTCCCGCTGCGCGCTTGATGGCTTGCGGTTTCTTTGGTGGCCCTGGCATATTCTTTGAAATTTAGATGTTTAAACAAATACCCTCCCTATCTTGACAATGTGAAAGTGCGCCTCTGTTGCGT